CCAAGAAAAAAACAAGGAAAAGGTCGATCCACTCGCAACCCGCGCAAACAGTCAACGCAGGCTATACGCAGCTTACACTCTGGGAGACTGGGTAACAATCGGCTTGACTTGTTAAGTAGATTGCAAGTCAAGCAATTCTAGGGCTTTTTCCTTGCTAGGTAACAATCGGCTTGACTTGTTAAGTAGATTGCAAGCATAGTCCTGATCATCCCCTTCGATTAGAGCCTTGAGGGGTAACAATCGGCTTGACTTGTTAAGTAGATTGCAAGAAAATTGTATTTCCCGGCGCTGGTTTGTTGGTTGCCGTAACAATCGGCTTGACTTGTTAAGTAGATTGCAAGGATGGTTTACCGTGTCCTAACCTTGAGGCAATGCGTAACAATCGGCTTGACTTGTTAAGTAGATTGCAAGGAAACAAATACAAGACAAGGCAAGGCAAACTAAGGTAAGAAAACAAAACAAAACTCCAAAACCATGCTACAAGTTATCTCAGGATATAAATTAGAGGGATTATCGATTGCATCCATCGGGATGTGTCAATCTCTAGAAGCAATCGATGCTCTAGTATCTGACTTCGTAAGTAGAAGCGACTACCCAGTAATCTCTAATGTTTTGGATTTTTTCAGTTACTGGCAATTAGAGGAAACAAAACTATGCCAACTTCTAAAACACTGGCGACTTAGCAATACATTAATTAAATTAGTATTTTGGGTAATTGAAAAAGACCTGCTTAGTGGACTATTTCTTTTTTATCAATTACTAAAAGGATGTAGCAAAGAAGCTAGAATACACACAACTTCAATAGAACTCGTTGATTTTCTGCTAGAATACTGGCCAAGCAATCAGATTACTGTGATTAAAAAATCAAAAATATTTAATAAAGACCTTGCTCAAAGAATCAGAAATCGAGGGCTAGATATATTAAGATAAACCTACACCTAAAAGAAGGCACTATGATCATGGAAAAATACACTTTGACTAAAATAGAACAGGATGGAAGTGCCAAAACTTTCATCTATGAACCAACTAACACAGAACCCACTAAAAAAGAACTTAAGGATAAATTAATAGAAATCTTGATGATACTTAAAACACTGACGGCAGAAAAGATAAATTTAATTTATTTTCTTATCAAAACTATAGACAAATAACTTTAATTGTAGTAAAGTAATATAGAACACCTAAAAAGATTAAACTAAAATGAAGTCTAAAAAACAGAAAAAACCTTATTTATTAGTGGCTGTAAATTTAATTATTTTTACCTGTGTATTTACTGTCATAAGACTTAACAACTTACAGCTAACATGGTCGGAGTTGTTTCTCAGGTTTTGGTATATTTGGCTTTGGTTTGCATTTTGTTTAGGATTAACTTTTGAAAAATTAAATGTAAAATAAGTGGTAGGATTTAAATAAAGTTAAGACTATTAAGACATAAAAAAGACTAAACAAATAAACTATTACCTTTTGATTGCTGCCATGACTATCAACAGCTATTTACCTATTATTTGGACTACCCTTAAAGAAGATGTTCCTTTTGGATGGTATAATTTTTTTGAGAATTTTCGTCTTTGGCGAAAATTAATAGCTGAAAAAAATATAAAATTGATAAATTTTTGGAAAGATTCCTTTTGGTGTAATCTTAATTTTTACAGAGAATAAATCTAATATAGTTAATCTGTAACAAATTATTAAACTTTCCTAATATCTTGATAGCAATCAATATGCCCTTTATGTTTCCATTTAATTCTTGTCATTCTTGCTCTATTCAAGACAGTGAGTCAGTAAAACCTGTTGAAAACTATCCTCAACAGCATCAAGGACTTTTCAGTGATATTAATAAAAACCGTCAAACTCAAAAAGGATTAGAAGGTTATTTAGAAACCTTTCTAAATATTTGGAATCGAGAATTAGAGCCTGATGGTGAATTTAGTTGGCAGATTATTCGTTCTCAGTTTAAAGAAACAAAAAGTTTTATGTTAGCTGTTGTTTTCTCCACGCAAGAGTATGGAGAAAACCCTCAACCCGTTTCTGAATTAGAACAAAAGCAAAAATTAGAAGCTATTAATCAACTAATAAAACAAAAAAATGATTTAGTTTGTTTAGTTTCTAATACAGAAATTATCATTATCAAGCGCAATGAACAAAGACTCTGGACTTGTAACATGGCGCGTAAAGACGCAGGAGAAGCAATGCTTCAACTTCTTAATTTGCAAGAATCTCAAAAGAATCAAGAATCAAAAACCAATATGATTGACAAGCATTAAGAATTATAGTAAGATAAATTTAAACAAGGATTGGTGGCCGAGTAGTCGAAGGCGACAGACTGTAAATCTGTAGAGTGATTCCACGCTAGTGCAAATCTAGCCCAATCCACTTAGAATAGAGAAAATACTATCTTTTAAAAAGCCGTGGCTAATTTTCTCATTCCCGTAGCAATAGGGATCGGAGCTAACCTATTATTATCTCTATTTGCTCCTAAACCCCCTACCCAACAAAAAGGAAAAATTGAGGATACTGGTGTTCCCGATGCTGAATACGGCAGAAGCCTATCCTATCCTTTTGGAAGGGTGAGGAAAGAAGGGCTAACTATGATGTGGGGGATTCCTCTTAAGGAAGTCGTCACGTCCGAAAGACAAGGCGGAAAAGGTGGTGGTGGTGGGCAAACTACCGAAGTTTACACTTATTTTCTGACAGCCGCTTATCCAATTGCTAGAAAAATTGGCTCTGTTAGGCGAGTTTGGATGAATAGCGTCCTTGTTTACAACTCTGAAACCAATGACGAAAAAAGCCTAAAATTTATTGAACACACAACTATTTATACTGGCAATCAAACTACACCATCGTCAGTAATTCAGTCAAAAGAATCTAATCCAGTACCTGCTTTTACTGGAATGTCTTTTTTACTTTTTAATAATTATCCGATTGCTAATTACGACGGCACTGGATTTCCTACTATTGATATTGAAGTGATTGGAGAAAGTGGAAACAATCCAAAAATAAAAGATATTTTAAAAACTATTTGTAAATTAGCTGGCAGAACAGACGATCAAATTGACGTAACTGATATTCCTAATGATTACCAAATTCAAGGATTTGATTTATTGTTTGATGGGACATCTTTTGCTGATCAGTTAGAAGAACTTATGAGAGCTTTTTTTATTGTGACAGGGGAGCCAAAAGATAAAATCATTTTTAAAAGACAAGAACAATCATCTGATCCTATTTTTATCCCTAAAAGCTCTTTTGGGTCTAAAAAATTTGGAGAAAATCCTATTGACCTTAATGAAAAAAAACTGACTCATTTTAGAGAAACCCCTAGTGCCGTTACGGTATCTGGACTAAATGTTTTAAAAAATTATGAAACTATTACCGCAGTAGCTAAAGACCCATCAGATACTCACACAAACGAGCTTAGTTTTCAAACTAAGCTAATAGATATAGATATGTTTTTCATGAATATTGCCTCAAAAATTCTTTTTTTAGGGAAAACGCAATCAAAAACTTTTTCAAAAATGTTTTTATTACCAGCATGGGAAAATTTAAAGGTTGGGGATATAATTTTTACTGATAATAATAACAATTATCATCAAGAATTGATGCAAATTACAAAGAAAGTAAGAGGAGTAAATTATTTAATTGAAATTGAAGCTACTCGATTTCAAGGAGTAGGATATTTACCAGATATTCCTATAGATAACGAATTTCCACCAGACAATAACATTCCTCGTCCCTACGGACGCGCTAACGCTATTCCTATTGAATGCCCAATAGTTAGTAGCCGAGATACAGACATGGGAATTTATGTGGCGATTGAAGGTAACTCTAGTTTTAACAGAGGAGCATTATTTTATTCTGATGACAACGGATTAAGCTATGATTTTGCTGTTGGCAATGTTGCCAACAGCGTAACTGGTACTGTATTAAGCTTCTCCCCAAATTTTAACAACGCTTCTCCTAGTTTTATTGACGATTCAAATTGGATACGAGTAAGCATGAATTCAGGGCAATTAGAGCCAGTTACTCTTGAAACATTTCTATCAGGCAAACAATTAGGTTGGTTTTCTACTGGAGAAATTATAGCTTTTAAAAATGCTGCTATTGTGTCCAATAATCCCCTAACCTTTGATATTTCATATACAATTCGTGGAGTCAAAGGAACTGAACCGGCTATCTCTAGGCATATAATAGGAGAAAAATTCGTGTTACTAACTAATTATTTAGTTCGATACCCCTTAAATCTTTCTGATATTAATCGAGAATATTTATTAAAAGTAGTTCCTAATGGATTACTTGAAACTGATATAGAGGAGGAAGTCTCTCACACAATCACCTTAGAAGGATTGAAGCCCTTCCCTTGTGCTGTAAGAGGGGAAAAAGATAACAACGATTTAATTATTACTTGGTATCGACGGACGCGGTTAGATGGTCGTTGGATCGACTATATTGATATTGCTTACGCAGCAGGAGAGTTGGACAGCTATGTAGTTAGAATTTACGATGGAAACACAATAAAACGAGAATGGTCAGTATTGTCAGCCCGAAGCGTCGTTTACACAGAGGCACAACAAATAGCCGATTGGGGGTCAGTCCAATCGGCTTACACAGTACGAGTTTTTCAAAATTCAAGCTATCCAGTGCCTTTTAAAGAATCACTGGCAACGATTATTTGACTGGAATCAAGACCATTATCGCCTGACATAGTGGGATTAGCGAGATGTAATTTTAGGGGCATAATTACAAGCTATTTCTCACAAAATTGAAGATAATGGAATATGTCGTCATATTCTTTATTCATTTTACGAACCCAAGCTTCAAGAGTAGCTATTTCGCTATAATCAAACCATTCTCCGTGTCCAGATAATTCTTTTTCACGATCTATAAATTCTGCCAGTTCAATTTTGGGAAAATGCCACGCTATTCTAACTTTTTGAGTTTTTCTCGACTCGTCTAATAAATCATTACGACCCATTAGCATTTTTTCATTTACCAATGTTGTATTCATTTGATTTGTCTTCTTTGTTTTGACTACTTTTCTAATATAGATCGATTCTCTCGACAGGTGTTGGCGAAGTGTGACAGTTTATCAAGTGTCACTGTGGATACTTTTGTATCAAATATATCTTCTGTTCTTTTGTATTTTGATTGTACTAAGGGAATTGGATCAGATTTTTTTCAATAACCGATTTACTAGCCTTTGCTTGGTCAATTAATTCGCAAATTTCTTGGGCTAACTTACCATGCCCTTGTCTTGCTTCGTGTGCAGCCATCTGTAGAGCATCAGAATAAAATTGCCGATCTTCTCCTTCTACATGACTTTTTAGAAGTGCTAGGATATGGCAGGCGGTGGACATGATAGATACCTCGTTAAGTTAAACTCCCCATCATACTCAATGATTTTAACTGTGACAGGGACTACGCCAATTCAAAAAGCTGTAGAATTAATTAATCATCGTCCTCAAAAATGTCTTGACTATCTACCTTTTTCAGATTGCCGAAAGCTCTATCAATTTCTTCTCTAGCTTTATCACTATCGCCAGAGTCTAAAAATTGTTGTACTATTCTAAGTGTCGTTGTCATTTTGTTTGGGGCAAAGGGATAAAGGTAGCTTTCTATTATTTTACCACTCCTAAAGTAGGTACTCGATAAATTAGTACAGGCGGGTATTCATGAATATAGGTCTTCATCACGCCATTTATTGAGTCAGCGTGAATGTACTCACTATCTCCCAGATAAATCCCCACATGACCATTTACTCCTGACTTACGAAACATCAAAATATCTCCTTTACACAAATCACCTTCAACTCTATCTAGTAACCGATCAAGAAATTTGACTAAGAAGTTATTCCGGGGAATCCGTTCATAGTTTTCAATAATGAAATCATGGGGCAAGAATCCGACTTCAATCCCTACGCCAGCGATAAATCCTACACAATCGGTTCCAATCCCTTTAAGCGATTGACCATGAAACCAAGGAGTACCGAGCCATTCAAGAGCTTCGGTAACAATTTGATTACCCAAAGAATCGTTTTTTAGTTCGTTCATTTTGTGTATTTTCCCGTTCTTTCAATTGATTCAAACTATAACCCATATCATTCCGTGATTCTACAGTCACGTTATTGGTGTTATTAATTACCAAAGACTGATTAGAGCTATTGTTATTTGAAGTTGTGGAGTAATTAGGCTTACCCCCGACAAATCCTCCATTAGCATAGTTCTTAATAGGAGCATTATTTCTGTAGTCTAGATAGGCTTCTGTTTCTTTAGGGTTGAGAATTAATTCATCTTCATTGGCTACGATTAATCGAGGTTTTCGGCCTCCCGACATTGCTCGTTCACGCTGAAAAGCTGAAATGATATTTTTCTCTATCGGAACATTAGCATCTCCAACTTTCCCACCATCACTAAATAGGCTGAATCCTGTACCTAGAGAAAAGGCAGAAGCCGGAGCAGAAGCAAAGCTAGAGGCTCCTACACTACCAAGTGATCCAATCGAACCAAGTCCCCCAAGTCCTCCACTAAAAATCCCTGTTATTCCGCTAAGTAGTCCATTAAATAAGCCACCTCCGCCACCGCCACCAAAAATAGAAGAAAAGATGTTACCTGCTGGTTTAAAGATACTGTTTAGGGCGTTAGTGAAGAAATTGCCTACTGGCCCGATGATTGCATTAAATAGCGACTCAAAAGCTTGAGTAATTGGCTTTGTAAATCCATCGATAGCAGAAGTTAGGGCATCAATAGCAGGCTTGGTAATACCCTCAACAAATTTTGTCATAATATTTAATCCAAGACTACTAAAAGCTGATCCTATTCCTTTTCCTTCTCTAATGTCAGAGAAAAAGCTTTCAGCTGCGCCACGATTTGGGGAAGCGTCTAACTCCGCTCGTTCTAATCTTAATTCTGCAAGTTTTTCCCATTCCGAGCGAATATTAGCCACATATTCAGCGTACTGTGGCAAGTCTTTGTACGGTTCTAAATAATCCTCTAGTTCCTCTTTTTCTTTTTGTAGGCTAATACGTTCGGCAAGGATAGCAGAATTATCAAATAATCCAAAACCAGACTGAAATTCTAGTTGCATTCTTTGGATAGTTAAATCATTTAACCGATCACGAATACTCCTGACTGTATCTCTGGTTTTTCTAAATGATGCTTCTAAGGTAGCTACTCCCTGATTTCTGCCTAATTGTTCAATTGCTTGATCAAGAATTGTTACCTGTTCTTTAGCTAATTCAGCGTTTTTAGCTAAAGCATCAATACTATCTGTCATTTCTTTGAGAAATTCAGGGGGGAGAGCTATACCTTTTCTTTGAAATTCTCCTAAGATTTCTTTTATCGCGTCGCTGTATTTTTGTTGAGCCTCAGCATTTAAAAGTAAAGTCCGTCGCTGGTCTTCTAGTGATTCAATCTGAGAGCGATATTGTCGAGAGACTTCTGTAGCACTCTTATTAATTTCTTCTTGTACTGTCAGATACCCTTTAGAGTTGATAGTCAAATCAGCGACATTCTCGGAAGCATCTCTTAAAGTGCGTTCTAATGCACGGGCATCTTCCTCTTGCTGCCGTCTAAATTTCATTGATCTGTCAAGAGCATTGTTTAGATTTTGTTGCTCTTCTAGTTGTCTTAAGAACTCCTCAGCGTTTTGGTTGGCTATTTCAGCGCTGCGATTTTGATCAGCCGATGCGCCAAGATTACCTGTAGGAAGATTAGGAACGGGCGGTAAATTAGGACTCTGGAAGTTAATCGGATTTTCTTTGAGAACCGGTGGTAAATCGGCATCCCAGAAATTATCTCGGTTTTGATTAGGTAGAGCCGGTAATTGGGCTATAGGTGGAGGACTACTAAATTCTGGACCGCCTTTTCCTTCTTTTGTTTCTTCTTTTGTTAAAACACGGGCAGGAGAAGGGTTAGAGGTGGAGTCTTTAATGGATTGGCTAATTGCATTAGTAGCATTAGTTATTATTTTTCGATTATTTAGTTGATTGCCGTTAATGTTTGCATAAGCAGTTACAATATATTCTTTCCCATTAATGTTTACCAGTCCAACGTTACCAATAACTTTAGAGTTATTTCCAATTTTTCCGCCGATTTCATTATTATACTTAAAATTTCTTGTTTGTCTCAGAGATTGTTCAGCTAATTGACTTGCAGGATTTTGATTTTTAATTAAAGACTGCATAGCTAACGTTACGTCTTGTGCTGTTGAAATGTTTGGAGTTCCACTGCCTGGTATATTTAAATACCTAGAAATAGTAGTGTTTTTATAACCTTCTTTTCTGGCTAATTCTGTAGCTTTGGTTAGCCCACCTAGCCGATCAATTAAAACATTAGTTGCCGTATTATCTGACTTTTCTAGCATTAACTGTACTAGCTGTTCAACTGTTTTAACTTGATTGGCTTTTAATTGTCCGTGTGGATCAACCAAAGGCAATTTTATGGCGATAGCATCTTTTAAGGAAAGTTTTCCGCTTGTTATTTCTTTGGCAATCAAATCAGCAATAATGACTTTAATTGTACTAGCTGGTGACGCTGGGGGTGTTTGAGCGTTTTTAGAATATACAGTTTTTCCGCCAACTTCTTGAACTAAAACAGATTGAATATTTTTTGGTAATCTGTTGGTGATTTGTTGCTGAACCGATGGAGAAGGGTTAGGAGTGGAAGTTGATAGAGTGGGTGAACCGCCTTGATTTCTTCTGATTTGTCGAATACGGTTTGATGCTCCACTGTTAGCAGGATTGCCGTCATATCGCAGTGCGTCTAGTTCGGATTGAGTACGAGGGGCATTTGGTTGGTATTTTCGCAAAGACTGATCGTAAACCTTTAACAGGTCTTCCATCCGTTTCATACCTTGCCCTGGGTAATTAGCCCCTGGGAAAGATGCCCATTCTTTGCGGGTTGCGTTAATTGCCCCACGAATATCTCCCTTAAGAAGCTCGTCCAATCCACCTCTCATTAGAATACGGCTTAATGCGACTAAATCTTGAGAGACAGGAGAAAAATCTTTTAATCCTAATTTTGCTTTTTCTTCATTCCATGTAAAATCCATGATCTGGTATCTTCCAGATGCCGATGAACTGGTTGATCCAAACGGAATTCTTTGGCGTGGATGGTCTGCAAAAGAACTAAATTGTCCATGGCCAAAAAGGGTGTTATATCCCTGATTTGGCATCTTGGCAGTACCTTCTGCGTAAGCAATAACATCAAGAAAGGCTTTGACGCGAGGATTGTTTAAATGCTGAGATAATTCTTGACCGCGTGGTGTTAACCCTTTGGGAATTGAAGACGACTGTGGCGGTGGCGGTGGTAAAAACCCTCCCCCATTCCACACAGGAGCAGGGGTGAAATTATTAGGTGCTGGTAGTATCAAACCTTCCTTAGCTTTTCTAATTCCCTCCGCAGTTTCTTCTATACTTTTTATTAAGTCTTCTCCAGAAGTCTTAATATTTGGGGGAATAGCCACTAACTCAGAATTGATTAATTTAATTGGTTCTGGAAGTGTATTAAGATTTGTGACAATATCCTTGATTGATTGGGGAATAAAGCCTAATTCTTTATTGGTTTGTCGGATTAAATCAGCTAGAGTACGATTGAGGTCTTCCTGAGTCCGTTTAATATCCTCAATCGTTTTTAGTCGGTTTCTTTCAGCCTCTTGCTGTTGCTCTTGTAAGTTACGGATATTTCTTAGAGTAGAGATATAGGAAGTTTCTATCTCCTCGGTTCGGGATTGGAAGGTGCGTCCGCGACTAGCAATATCAGCTTGTCCCTGCACAAATTCTAGGAAAATGTCACCTAATTCTTTGC